GACTCAATACAACAATACCGCATCTGCAACAGGAGGATATCTTGATATTTGGACTGTTGTTCAGACGGAAGGATCAAGAGCGCAGATTTACGTAAACACATTCAATATGGAGACCGCTAATACTTTTGCGGTAACGGAGCCTTTGGAGGTAACTACTACCAATAAACTGGTTCAGCGGTATATTGAATTAGGCAGCAAAAAGCGTGTCCAAGTAAAGACAGCGTTAGTCGTAGATAATGAGCCAATTAAAGAGAGTTTGCGTAATTTAATAGAGACGGGTGCGCTCATATCTAATGCATCTATGAGAATTGTTAAGCTAAATGATAGTCCAGCTCTCTCGAATAGAGTTTTGATAGCTGATTTCGATAATACAGCGAGTACTACCCTATTGAGTTCGGACGGTCAAATTTCATATTTATGGGACACTAACACAATAACTGCGTACTACGAAAGCGATTTGTTAGGGGGAGCACGTGGAGTTTACGAAATATCGGTTAGGTATGATGTACTCGAAGAAACCATATATAGCCCCAAATTTAAGTTAATAGTGAGATAGCGTCTAGCTCCCAATCTGCTTTAAAAATATTAGAGTGCACATACGCCTCAAAATCTATTCTGTTAGAAGCTACCCAGAAGTCGTTCCAGTCTTTGTGTTCCTTAGGAGGTCTAAGGGAGTAGATGTCATTCGTGCGTTGAGACAGAAGTCTCTTACGAGCCTCATAGAAGCCGTCTCGTCCACTTTCGTCGTTATCATAGGCAAGTATTACCTTCTTACCTTTAAGCTCCTTAGCTTGTACTGTAGACATCTTACAGCCCTGGGTACAGGTAGCGTTAAATCCCGCAGCACGAAGGGTCATCGCATCTAAGGGACCTTCTGCAACTATCACATATTCTTTGTTTTTGTCGTATGGATACAAAATCTCGGAGGTTTTGATGCCGTAAAGACCTTTACTGGGATTTAAATATTTAGGGTCACGTTTAACTAGGGTACGAGCCTGGAAATAGAAGGCATCTCCTTTTGCGGTAAAATAGGGAATAATAATACGTTGGAAATACCGTCCCGTCCGACCCACAAAAAATTTAAAGGATGATAGCTTACGGTCAATCGCAAATTTAGATGCTAATCTCTTAAGATTGCTTGGAGAATTAATATCATTTTTTGGGTTAACTTCCAACCATTCCCGGCTATCTTTTTTTATCGTACGGGAAACCTCAATCGGCTTGTTTTCGACGTTCAAAGTAGACACATTAAATAAACTAGCGCCCGCGTCGAAAGCCTTTCTTTTCATGAAGTTACGGGCTGACGAGTAGGGGACATTCTCAATGTGGGATACGAGGTGGATTAGATTACCTTGCTCACCAGACTTAAAGTCGGTCCACAGCCCCGTATCCAGATTCACATATAATTTCTGTTTATTATCGTCGGTAAAAATCGAATTTATTCGGAATTCTCTACCTGATTGCTGGGACTCTGGAAAGTGCCCCGACAGGTAGGTTTTGATAATGGAGGCGGGTACGAGCATTAACTATATAATAGGGAAAAGGATCCACAAAAAAACGCGTTATTATCCAGAAAAAACGCTATAATAACGGGGAAAGACTGAAAGTATGTTTATAAACAAGGTATCACCCAGTAAGATCAAAGTCTACGACGAGTGCAAATTGAAGTACAAATTCAAGTACGTCGATTATTTGCCAGAAAAGTCTACCAATACAGACGCCCTACAGTTCGGCTCTTATATCCATAAGATTTTCGAGGACGGCGTAGCAAGCACCTCCCCTGAGGAACTAAACGAGATCGCAGAAATCTTACGCCCTAACTATACTTTCGATAAAGAGCGAGAACTTAAAATCGAGAAGTGTATTAACAACTTCTTTAAGTTCAATAACTCTCTTTCTTCTTGTGAGCAAATCTCAACAGAGCAGATGTTTGCGGTTGAGCTTAAACAAGGGTATGCAGTAAACGGTATTATTGACCGTGTCGTAAAAAGTAAAGACGGTGGTTACCTTGTAATTGACTACAAGACCAGTAAAAGAGCCTCTACAAAGAGAGAGTTGTTTAACGACCCACAAATGCTTCTTTACGCTTACGCTGTATCTGTCCTGTACACAGTACCTATTGCGTCAGTTACGCTATCCCACTACTACCCCCACATGGACAAATTAGTTCATGTTAAATTTTCTGAGCCTCATGTCTTAATGTACATGAAGAAGCTGACACAGAAGATTTGGGAGATTAGGAAGAAAAAAAAGGGTGACTTCTTTCCACAAATGAACCAGTATTGTGACTGGTGTGGGTTTAAGAGTATGTGTCCAAAACTAAACCCTGCTACTCACTTAGCCGAGTATAATGAAGCTATTAAAGCCAAAAAGGCTAAAAAGAAAAAGGTTCCCCTCGGGACTCGGGTCTGAGGGAAATAGAGATTGAGTTTAGTTAAACTCTAGGAAACCACTTCTTCCTTCATAACAAAATACTTAGGGTCTTCATAGATTAGAGGGTAGTAATCTTGTATGTCGATTAACTCAAAGAAGTTTTTAACTTCTGAGATACTGTATTTATGTTTTTTGGTATAAGCAGATACAAGGGTAGATAACTTAAGAGGTCTTTGTGTTTCTATAGACTTTAGAACTTTTTCTTGAAATATTTCTATGAAGTGTGTAGAAAACCTGTATCTCCATGTTTCTTTAAACTTTAAAGATAAACAGTAGTTTACTTGTTCCATGAACTCACTAAGACGTATAGAATCATCCATAATTTATATTTTATATATAATATAGTAAAACCTCTCCCAATTCTGACAGATAAAATGGAAAAAATTTTAAAAACCACCTTTTTGGGCACAACCAAGAAGCTACCCACGGCGGAGCAAGTCGAATTTCAACCCTCAGGGGTTGCTAAAGGCTGTTTATTTACCTTTGGGTATCGGTCTCGTACGGCTACCGATCCCCAACCTTTAATTATTATGATTTCTCCAAAATGGGTCGCCGATAAAGGAGGTACCTATTTTAATGGCGTCAATCTTAACGATTTTCCACCAGAGATAAAAAAAGAGATCGTCAACAAATTCGGGAACCGTCGTGTGGGTTCCGTCTCGTTCGGTGAGATTAAAGCGTTCTCCGGCAAGGACCCTACCTGCTGTGTCAGGACGTATAGCGTAAATAAGGTTCGCGCACTACATAAGGTAGAGGTTTAATATGGATGACAATTCCCGAAGCGATCAGTATTCTGAGAGAATCATCGACCTGCTATCAAAGATAGCAGACGAAGATCCAAAAGATAAGCAGGCGAAGAGCGACGCGAGGCGCCGAGGCAAACGGCATCTTAAAGCGCTAACAGATAACGGTTTAGCTTTAGTGGGCTTGTCTCGCGGTATGTGGAGCCTAAGTAAGGTGGTAGGGGACCAGTTGGCTATGAATAGCAGGTTGGCTGAAGGTCTAGGGCAGACCGCTAATGCTCTTAAGGGGGTTGTCAGTGTTACGGAGAGATTTATTACAGGTCAACAAACCTACACACAAAGCGTCAAGGTTTTCACAGATGCCGTAAATCTAGGAATGACCACATTTTCCAATGAGACCTTACAGTTCGGCTCTCAATTAAAGGTGCTGGCGCTTCAAAACAAAACAGCCTTTCAATTGATTAGAGCTAATACTCAGGGTCTAGGTTTATCCGAGGATGCTTCTTTGCGTTTAACTCAGGAGTTAGTTACCACTGCAGCTGAGAACAAGGACTCTATCTCAGGTCTTATTGCTGCTATTAACGGGATGAAGGATGCTATGATAAGCACCACTGTGGAGCTAGGTCCTAAAACAGCGCTAAATGCCCAGAAAATCGCAGCAATGATGGCTCAAGGTAATTCTGAGCTGCAAGAATCCTCTGCGAAGTTTGTTAAGTCTTTCTTGGCTGGAAGTGATGGGTATATGAAAGCTGCTAAACTGGGAGTTCGGTTCGAAGAAGGGGAAAGCCTCAGTTCAATGGCTCGTAAGTTTGAGATTATCCTTAGCAAAGTTCAAGGTCTTCAAGCAGGTAAACGGGGAGGCGGTTCACAATTCTTCTTTGACGCTATGGAGGAAGGTTTCGACTTGAGTAGAGCAGATTTCAACCTGCAAAGGCAAATAGGAACCACTATAGAAGCGCTAAAAGAAAACAACGTCCAACAATTATCACGAGCTAGTGCCGAAATAAACTTACAACAACAGATTGGAGAGTCGTTAAACGGAATCCAGGCGAAATTGGGCGAACTCACTCAATATGTCACCGAAGGATTTGTGAAGGTCAGAGAGAAACTCGAGGGTGTATGGACCAATATGAAATCTTGGTATGATAGGAATCTAAAAGATCAGATAGGAGACTTCGGCAAGCTCGCCAAAGATTTGTCGCCAGTAGTTAAGGTACTCGCAACCGTATTGGGAATAGGCGCTGGTGTTAAGGCCGTTGGCGCACTCGCTGGCGGCGCCGGTATCCTTGGCAGAATACTTTTGGCTCTTACTTCACCGGCAGGGCTACTGATAGGTACACTTGCTATAATCGCTAAGGGAACCCACGACGGCTGGGACGACCTGATGGCGGGCAACTGGAAGGCATTTGGGCACGAATTTTCTAAGGCGGTTAATTTCTGGGAAAGTGCAGAAACAGGCAGAAGGCGCTCGGCTATGGCCGCAGCCTACCGTCTGAAAAACCCCGGTGAGCAGCAGGCAGCAATCTTCGATGTGTACAAAGCCTACTATCTGCAAAACAAAAAAGGAATCTTTAGCCAATACGGTCTGGCGGGAGTGACGCCAAAGATCGCAAAAGAAGGCTTTGCTAACCTAAAAGAGATGGCGGACTTTATTAACCTGAATCTCGCCCAAGGAATAGCGGTCAAGCGCTTCGA